GATTAACTGTTGCAACTAATACAGCAACATTTGCAACAAAGGCATTTAGAGCAGCATTAATTGCTACTGGTATTGGAGCTATTATTGTTTTAATAGGAACTTTGATTGCTAATTTTGATACAGTAAGTAAGGTAGTAATTAAACTATCAGGTTATGTTGTTAAAGCTTACGACTACTTTGATAAATTAGGTGTTGGAGTTAAAGTTTTAATTGGAATATTCTTTCCATTTATAGGGGTTGTTTATGCTGCAATCAAAGCATTAGAATACTTCAATGTCATTGATAACAAAGCAGAACGTGATCAAAAAGCAAGACATGAAGCTCACATGAAGAGAGTAGATAAATCTCTTGCTAAACAAGCTGAACAACGTAAAGCTAGGGAGGATGCTTATAATGCTGAAGATAAATCATTAGGTAGACAAATTGCATTATTAGAAGCTCAAGGTAAAAGTTCAGATGCATTGGTAGAAAAGAGAATTCAAAATTCTATTGAATATCAAAAATCATTATTAAAAGAACTTGAATTAAATGAGAGAATATTAAAAGCTACCAATGCAATGGGAGTAAATGATGAGCTTATTGCAGAAACAAAGAAATCAATTCAAGAAACAACTGATGCTATTTTAGATGCTGAGAATCAATTGGATATTAACAAAGCTAACATTGATAAAAAAAGGTCTGATAATAATAAAAAAGCAAATGAAGATAGATTAAAAGAAGAACAAGACTATAATAAAAAGCTTACTGAATTCTTTGATGCAATTGAAGCTGAAAGACAGTCTAAGATTACAGATGCTAAGGAGAAAGAGTTACAAGCATTAGATAATAAGTATCAAGAATTATATGCAAAAGCAGATGCAGCCGGTCAAAGTGATAAAGAATTAATAGCTAAACAACAGTCAGAAATTGCAGAGATAAATGGCAAATATGCTAAGATTGAAAGTGATGCTGTATTGAATCAAAAAAATGAACTTAATAAATTAAGAAAAGCAGCTGAAGTAGAATATTTGAATCAGTTGGAAATAATAGCAGAAGAAAATAGACAGCGTTTATTTTCAGAACAACAAAATGAAATCCAAGCTGTTAATGATAAATATTTTACTCTAGAAGAACAAGCCAAGGGAAATGCTGAACAACTAGCAATTATAGAAACTGCTAAACTAAATGAGATTAATGAAATCAATTTAGAGTATGGTAAGAAAAAAGTAGCTAATGACAAAGCTATTGCTGAAGAACAAAAGAAAATAGATGACGAAAGAGTTAAAAAAATAATCTCAAATATTGACAAAGTAATTGAGATAGCTAAAGCATTTAAAGAGACAATGAGTGCATTGAATGGATTGCTCAATGCTAATGATGAAGAAAGAATTAAGAAGTTAGAAGGTAATGAAGGTGCTCAGAATGAGATTAGAAAGAAAGCATTTAACAGAGAGAAAGCTCTTAAGATATCTGAAGTTATAATCTCAACTGCTAGTGCAATAAGTAAGTCAGTAGCAGCATCACCAGTTACATTTGGTCTACCATTCTCTGCATTCTCTGCTATTACAGGAGCAGCACAAATAGCAGCAATTTCTAAGACTAAGTTTAATTCAGGAGGAACTCCACCAACAGCACCACCACCACCAGGTGATACATCATTAGGAGCAACAGCATCAACATTCACAGCTAATACTAATACTCAACAAACTGATCTTAATAGTCAGAATGTTACAGCTACTAATTTACAGAATATGACTAAGGTAGCAGTATTGGAATATGATATCACTAATGTTCAGAACAAGGTAGCTGTCCAGGAGGTGAAGTCAAGCTTCTAATCCATTTTACTGTAGCTTTATTCCAGAAGTTATCCCCTGTTGAGAAACATCCATTGATAGATATAAATTCTTGAGCTTTATCAATTGACGCTACAGATACTTTTGAATTTACACCTTCTTTAGATGGTACCTGGTAAACATTGCAATAGATTGATTTAATGAAATGATTATCATTCTGCCAATTAATATTATCAAATAGATCAATTAACTTTTGACTATTCATTAGTACAGGTGTATGAGTCTCAAAATTATAAGCAGTAAAGTTGTTATGCTTAAGGAATTCAAGAGTATTACTTTGAGCTATCTTAGTATGTGGTGGATGTTCAGGATTAACAATCAATGGTCCATTATTAATTGCTACATGAGGCTGCCATGATTCACTTAAAAAGAAATCTTTATTCATATAAATAAAATCTCCTCCAATCTTCTTTGCAAAAGTTAAGATTCTATTGGTAACATCACATCCTCTGATGTTATTGTGTTGATTGCATGGTATATTATTGACTCCTTGTATTTCTTTACCTATGGTATATATCTTAGCATCAGGATATAGATGTCTAATAATTTCAATAGATTGAATAATCTCAAAGTCATAAGTGACCTTGCTATGGTATGGATATACAAAAATCATTTCGAACAAATATACATAATAATTATATGCTAAGAGAATTACCATTATATGATATTATAATAGATCTGGATGATCCAGAGACTACAGTGTCATTCAATAGCCTTGTAGCTAATCCAGCTCATGAGAAATCATTTGAGACATTCTCACAAAAGATTGCTTATCAATTCAATGATGAGGAGCAAGTAATAACAGGTGTAGCTATTTCTGCTAATACTCCAATTTTTAGAAGAGATCCAAGTACAGGAGAAGAGTATTATGTAAATTTCTCCCCAGCATCAATTAAGGATATAGTATTTGATTATGCTAGAAGAGAAAACTTTAACAATGTTAATCTTGAGCATAATAGTAAGAGAGTAGTAGATGGTATCTATATGATTATGTCTTATATCATTGATGAGAAAAAAGGATTCACAGCTCCTGAAAGGTTTAAAGATGAGAAAGATGGATCATGGTTAGTATCTTATAAGCTTACTAATAAAGATATATATGATGCTGCTAAAGCTGGTATGTTTACAGGATTCTCAATTGAAGGTGTATTCCAATTACTTGAGACTGGAAAAGGATGGGAACATGAATTCAAAGCAATCTATCAAGAGTTAAAGCAAGTACAGGAATACATAACATTTTACAATGACTATCCTGAAGCTGTAACTAACAATGCAAAGAAAGGAATTGAGCTCAATCAGAAGTATGGAAATAAATGTGCCACAAGGGTTGGTAGATTAAGAGCAACAACTTTAGCTAATAGACAGACTGTCTCAGTTGCTGTTATAAAAAGAATGTATTCTTATCTATCAAGAGCTGAGGAGTATTATAATCCAAGTGATGAATCTGCATGTGGGACTATCTCTTATTTATTATGGGGTGGACCAGCAGCTAAACAATGGACACAAAGTAAACTAAAAGAATTAGGAATTTCCGAACAATAAAATATAATAGAATATGAATAAAGAACTAACTACCATTAAGGAATTGATTGCTGAAATGAAAGCACAATTCTCTAAGTCAGTTGACAAATTTGATACAGCAGTTTTAGCTGATGGTGTAACAACTATTGAGTATGATGCTCTTGAAGTTGGTATGCCAGTTTTTGTTGTTGCAGATGGCGAAAGAATACCAGCTCCTGAAGGAACTCATTCATTGAGTGGAGAACTTGCTGGTGTATCTATTGTTGTTGATGCAGAAGGTATCATAACTGAGGTTATTGATGAAAGACAAAATGAAGGAGCTGGAGAAGTTGTTGTTGAAGAAACAACAGCAGAATCCATGAGTGCTGATCAAGTTGAATCAATTGTAAATGCAAAGCTTGAGTCATTCTCCAAAGCTGTCGAAGGATTGGCAGAAATGACTAAGACTATTGTAGAAACAAATAATACTCTTATCAATGAGTTAAGTAATTTGAAAAGTGAATTCGAGGCTTTCAAAGCTAAACCATCTGTAGAGACAAAAGAAGCTGAAAAATTCAGCAAGGTTGGCAACCTAACAGCTAGACAATTATTCTTAAAAAATTCTAAAATCTAATAAAAATGTCGTTAAAAAAATATTTAAGCACAAAATTTAACTGGGATGTATCTGGTTTAGCAGCTTATGTTGATGAGCAAAGAGAAGACTTAATTGTAAAGTCAGTAACTGAAGCTAGAACATTGCAGTATGTATCAATTCAACAAGGGATTAAAGGATCTCAAGAATTGAAATTAATGGATGATTCAATCATTTACCAAGATGGTGACTGTACAATGAGTCCTAATGGTGACACTGTGTTCACTGATAGAGCAATTGCAGTTGAGACTTTAGGTTATATGAAATCTTTCTGTCAAAAAGACTTAGATGGTTTCTGGACACAGTTAGGTCTTAGACCAGGTGCAATGGCTGAAGATAAAACTCTTCCATTTGAAGCACAAATCATCAGCTACTTATTGCAATTGCATTCATTTGAATTAGATAAATTAATCTGGAAAGGTAACAAAGCTACTGGATCAGGTAACTTATCTAAAATGAATGGATTCCGTCAATTCTTAACAGTTGCAAATGGTTGTGTTAACTTGAATGCATCTTCAGTAGCAAGTATATCTGCTACAAATGCATTTGATGTGTTCTATGAGTGTTTCATTGAAACTCCAGCAAATGTTGCTGAGGCTGGTGATTTTATCTGTTTTACAGGTCGTGAGAACTTTAACTTCTTAACTAAGAATTTAGTTGATGATAACTTATTCCACTACAATCCAGCTAACATTGGTGACTTGAATGAGTTGATCCTTCCAGGAACAAACATGAGAATTGTTAAAGTTAATGGATTGAATGGATTAGATAACATCTATACTGGTAGAGCTTCTCAATTTGTATTTGGAACTGACTTAAGCTCTGACTTTGAGAACTTTGATTTATGGTATTCTCAAGATGATGATGTAATCTACTTAAGATCTAAATTTAGAGCTGGTGTACAAGTACCTTTCTTGAGCCAAATCGGAGTTTGGAACGGAACATCTTCACCTAACTAAGAAAAATAATGGGAGGGGGTGACTCCTCCCTATTTAATAACATTAAAAAAACAAAAAGCAATGAGCTGTAATATGACACAGGGATATAATGACAGAACTTGTACCAACGGTAAAGGTGGTATAAAATCTGTTTTGATATTTCCATTAGAGAATGTAACTGCCTCTACAATTGTAGACAATGAAGTGACTGCTTTGACTGTAACAGGTGAAGTATTTTTGTATAAGTTAAAATCTAACTTATCAAGTTATACGGCACCAATCAGAGTGAATAAAGGAAATGGAACTCTTTGGTATGAACAAACTTTGACTATGATCTTAGCTTCAGATACTAAAGAATTACGTTCAGAGATTCACTTACTAGGACAGAATGAGTGTGTTGCTTTTGTTGAGAAAGCTGATGGTACTGTTGTTGCTCTTGGATTTGGTGAAGGACTTCAAATTGCTGAAGCTTCTGCTTATGGTTCTGGAGTAATTAAATCTGATAGATTAGGACATGACATTATTATGGGTGGATTAGAAAATGATCCTGTTCCAGATGTACTTTCATCTGTTTATTTATCATTATTAGGTCAACAATCGCCATCTATCTAAGAATTGATTGAAGTGATATTTAAAGGGAGGGCTATGTCCCTCCTTTTTTTGTATATTTGAACATGGAAATAAAAGCAAAGTTTATTGGATCAAAACAATGGTCAATATTATTGAGCAAATGGATTGATATAAAAAGAGGTGAAGAGGACTTTTACCATTCACTTGGATTTATTCATATATTTGAAATAAAGAAACCTAAATTAATTAAAAATGCTAAAAATACTGAAGGACTCAACTTCAATTATGATAGTGACAGTAACGGAACTGACAACAGTTAGTCCAGTTTACTACCTATTTGAATTTGAACATGAGCAATCATTCTTAAAGTATTACTGTATTCTAGATAATATAAGCTTAGCTACAGAAAGATATGATGAGTTTGAGCTTGTTGATGGAGTAGATTTAAATTTTGATTATGATGGATACTATACTTATAGAATTTATCAGCAAATATCATCAACTAATTTAGATCCAATTTTATCTGATGGTTTAGTAGAAGAGGGGAGAGCTCATGTTTATGTTATTGATTCTCCATCTAATGAGTATAATGAAAATATAACATTCAATATATATGAATAAGTTTGAATCAATGTCATTTAGAAAGGACTTTGTCCTGCCAGTTGAGGAACAAGATAGATTGCTTGGATTTATCAAATGGGGAAAAAAGAATGACTATCCTTATTTTTTAGTGGACCTTTATAATGGTTCAGCATGGCACCAAGGAATAATCAAGAATAAAACTCACTACATTGCTGGTGGAGGTCTTGAAGTTGTTACTGGTAACTTAGAAAGGTTTCTGAATAACTCCTATTCTGATTTCACAATGGATGAGATTGTTGAGCAATTGACATTTGATTATGAATTATTTGGAGCATTTGCAGTTAAAGGTACTTGGAATCTAGAAGGTACAAGAGTAGCTGTATGGGAATATCTACCATTAGATGCAATAAGAGTATCATCAGATGAAAGAATGTATTATATATCAGATGATTGGACAATGCAACAACAATCAGCTGAGAAAACAAATCTTAGAACTATTCCAGCTCTAGATGAAGATAAAAAAGTTGGATCATTTGTACTTTATTATAAAGACCCAGCTAAGAAGGCAAGGAAAGAACATGGAGTATATCCTAAGCCTGTTTATCAAGGTGGATTAACAGCTATTCAAACTGATGTTGATATCTCTAAATTCAACATGTATGAGTTACAGAATGGATTCAAGTCAGGAACTATGATTACATTCATGAATGGATTTCCTGAGACTCAAGAAGAAGCAGAATCTTTTAAAAATCAAATCAAAGATCCAGCATCTAATATTGAAAATAGTGGTGATATTATAATAACATTTGCTGCATCAGCTGATCAAGCTCCAAAGGTAGAGAGTTTAAATGGAAATGACCTGGATAAAAGATATAGTGCTCTTGAGAAATCAGTTCAGCAGAATATTCTTGTGGCACATTCAGTTGTTTCTCCTTCATTGTTTGGTGTAGCTCCAGAAGGATCATTTAATGCTGCTGAATCTGCTGAGTTATTTGAGATATTCAAAAACACTTATGTCAACACAAGACAAAAAAGAATTGAATGGATATTGAATTACATGGTTACACTATCTGGTGATGTAGGAACTCTTACTCTTAGAGATGTTAATCCAATTGGAGTAACTAATAATGCTCCAACACAATCAACTCCTAATCAACCAACAGTAGAAGCACCAGTTGATGTTGCTAAAAGTGCATTAAATGGAGCACAGATTGCATCACTTATTGATGTTGTTGCTAAAATTAAAGAAGGAATATTAACTCCTGATGCTGCATTGCAAGTATTACTAGCATCATTTCCAACAATTGATGAAATCCAAGCTCGTAAGATTGTAGGATTAAATTCAGCTCCTCAACAAATGTCATCTTGTAAGCATGTTGATACATTCTCAGATGATGAGATTGGATACTTTGCTCAATATGGTGAATCAGCACAAGAATATGAAATATTTGCTACTTTTCCAATTGCCTGGGATACTCCATCTGCTGATGTATTTACTAAACAAGACCAATTATTTGCAACCATTGGAGAGATATCAGCAGAACTAAATGACTTTGATAAGAATGTTTTAAAGATGTTAGGTGATGGTGAAGACTCTAATGGTATTGCTAAAGCTCTTAATACTAACATTGAAGAGATTGCTAAGTCAATGGCTAAGCTTATGAAATGGGAGGTGATTACAAAGGGAGAAGTAACTGATCTAGGAAAGCAATTAGTAAGAGAAGAAAATATTCCTATTGAAAGATTCGAAGTAAGATATGGTTATAGGACCAGATTAGATGTTCCTCCAGCAAAGAGTGGATCTAGACAATTTTGTGAAAGATTACTAGCTCTTAATAGGTTGTATACAAAAGATGAAATTAATAGTATATCAAATAGAGTTAATAGAGATGTTTGGAGATATAGAGGTGGATGGTATACAAATCCAGACACTGGTAAATCAACACCATGGTGTAGACATGAATGGATTCAGCAATTAGTTGTAAAAAGATAAGATATGAATTATTTACTTTCAGTGGAGAATCTAAAGAAACTTGGACTTATTCACAATAATACAGATACTAAGCTCTTAGCAGTAGCTATTAAGAGAAGTCAAGATATGCATATTCAACCAGCTCTAGGAACTCCGCTTTATAGAGCATTACTTGATAGAGTTGAAACCAATACTTGGACTCAAGACTATTTAGATCTTATGAATGAATATGTTATTCCTTGCTTAGTAGCATTTGTTGATTATAGAGCAGCTTTATTGGTAACTGAAAAGATAACTAATAAGACTACTGGTAGAGTACAGGATGAAAATATACAAGCTAATACTTTGGCTGAGGTTGATGAATTTAGAGACCAATTAAGGAAAGATGCATATTTCTACAAAGAAAGATTGATCGGTTACTTAATGGATGATCAAGCTACTAAGTATCCAGAATATTGTGATATGTGCTCTGATCATTGTAATGAATTTGTAAGGAAAGATAAGACAGGTTATAGTCCACTAAATTGGATCAGATGAAATTCTCAAAAAAACAAATTGATAAGCTTAAATTTTACCTAGAAAAAAATGGAAAGAACTCTCAACCAACTAATGAAAGAGTTGCAAATAATAGCAACAAAGCACAAACAGATAAGAGAATTCTTTCAAGGTGATTATATTGATGCTGTTTCTAGAGATGCTGCACAATATCCATTAATGGTTGTAACATTGCAACCTGGATCAATGACTACTCAAGCTGTTAATGTTAATATGATCATCACAATATGTGATAAATACAATATCCAAGAATATAGACAGATTGATGAGATACATTCTGATTGCTTAAGTATCTGCAATGACATAAGAATCACATTCCAACAATGGAGATTTGAGGACTTTATGGATATTAATGGAGATATAACAACACAACCATTCATTAATAGAGGACCAGATGTAACTGCTGGATGGACAATATCAGTGAATGCATCTATCTATGATAACAATGATTGGTGTTCTATACCTTATGATGATTATGACTTTCAGAACGATTAAGCATAATAAGTATGGAAAACATTTTTAAATTAGATTATAAGACATTTGGGAAAAGTCCATTCACTTATATTTTCTTTATTTTATTGACTATACTCATTATGATTGGTAGATATATTATTACATCAAAAGATACTGAGATTAAACAGCAACAGCAAAAGATTGATGATTGTGATGAGGAGAGAAAATCTGATAAAAAATTAATGCAAGATATACTATTCCAAAAAGAACTTAACAAAAAATTAGATGGAGAATAAAGTTTTATTGATTGCCACAATTGTGAGCTCTCTATTAGCAATTTTTACACCAATGCCAGTGCATCAATATCAAGATCATAAAAAAGATTTAATCACAATCAAAGCTGAAAAATATCTACATGATCTTGAGAAAGAAAACAATGTAAAAGTTGAACAACTTAAACATGATGTAGATAGCTTATTGACTGTAAAAAAGAAAGTTAAATACATTTATATTGTTAAAGATTCATTATGAGTTACACCTGGTTAAAAGAAGAGAAATCACCTAAGATATTAGTAGAAGCTATCAAGCATATAGGTACTAAGGAGATTGTAGGTAAACAACACAATAAAAAGATACTTGCATGGGCTGAAGCTATTGGTTTAAAATCAGTTTATACCAATGATGAGATTCCCTGGTGTGGACTTTTTATAGCTTATTGCTGCCATGCTCAAGGATTAGATGTTGTTAAACATCCTTTATGGGCATTGAACTGGAATAAGTTTGGAAATGTAGCTCAGGTTCCAATGCTTGGTGATGTATTAACATTCACAAGAAATGGAGGAGGACATGTTGGTATTTATATTGGAGAAGATACTACATGTTATCATGTACTAGGTGGAAATCAAAACAACCAGGTCAATGTGATGAGAATTGAGAAATCAAGATTAAGTCAAGCTAGAAGAACAGCTTGGAAAATAGCTCAACCATCTAATGTAAGAGTAGTAAAATTAGAAACAAAAGGAGAAATTAGTCAAAACGAAGCATAATGAAAACACCTAAGAAAAAAAAAGACATCAACATCAATATTGACACTAAGAATGTAGATATTAAAGTGACACGTAAAGATGGTGTTACAGACGTTAAAGTAGACACTCCCAAAGTAGACGTAGACTTTCATAAAGAAAGTGACTCTAAGAGCTTAAAAGTAGATACTGAGAAGGTAGACGTACAAGTTACCAATGGTGAAGTGAATGTAGATGTAAATGAGCAGTCAGGATTTGTAGGTAAGTTAATAAAATTCTTGCTTAGAAGAAAAAAATAGTTATATTTGTACGCATGTATATTGTTTGGTTACAATAACACACCCTCTTTGCCTCTTCACAATGCACACTAAGAGGGTTTTTTTATGCTATCAAATGTTAAAATATGTTAAAATGTTTGCATATATGAAAAGAGTTAATAACTTTGTTTCATAATTATTAACCAAAACAATAAATCATGGAAGGAAAAATCGTATACTTATTAGTGCTTTACAGCATAGTAGCAACAATCAAAATTTTAACCCTTAAATCAAAATAACATGCAAAATTTAATCAAACACATCATTGAACAAGAGAAACATTGCTGGGACATGTATCTATTTTCACTAAGCCAATTTGGTAAAGACTCAGAACCAGCAACAAGATGGAGATCATACTGGCATACATATTCAGACATGATTAAACAGTTCAACTTGACTGCTCCTACTAGGAGAAACCTTAGCACATTCAAGTACAAAAAGTACACAACTGTTAAAATTTGTGAACTATGATTTGCCCTGACTGCAATGGAGAAGGTACTATTGAGGTACACTTCTGCACATTTGGTAATGAAATTCACTACACAGAAGAAGAGTGTGGATGTAACAACGGAGAAATTAAAGAACATGAACTTAGCTGATATTGAGTCCTACTGGGCTAAGAGAGGCCACTTTAACATCCAACTATACATTAACTACTTAAGAGCTAAAAATGAAAACATACAGAGTCACAATGAGAGACAAGTCCTTCAAGATAGTGAAGGCATACGATCAACAACATGCCATTCTCCTAGTGGACAGATGGCCAGTATTAATCTTAAAAATTGAGGAGCTATGACACCAAAAGAGAAAGCAAAACAATTAGTAAGTAAATTTAACTTTGAACATACTGGAGACAGTTATACTATTTTTCAAAATGTTGATGAGTCAAAAAGATGTGCATTAATTGCAGTTGATGAAATAATTCAAGCAATGGACAATGTTATGTTACCTAATCCATTTAAGCAGTATTGGAACAAAGTTAAACAAGAAATACAAGAACTATGAAAGCAACACACAGAGTATGGTTAGAAGACACAGTAGAAGAGCTAGGTGGCTTTTGGTGGTATTGTTACCTTGATCACAATGGATGCCTTCAAGATGAGAAGTATCCTGATGACCTACCTGAGACTCCACAATGGTATATTAATAATGGTTATAAAGTAGAGGAGCTATGACACCTAATGAAATCATAAAACAAAGATTCCCTCATGAAAGGACTCAAGGTATTGCTGATGACTTAGGATTGACTTATTCTCAAGTAGCTAATAGAGCTTTCTCAATGGGCCTAAAGAAGACACTAGAGTTTAAAAGGTCAGACTCATCAGGTAGACAGAATTTAATTAATGGTGGTAAAAAGTTTAGATTTAAACCTGGACATACACCATTCAACAAAGGTAAAGAAATGCCTACAGAAGTTTATGAGAAAGTCAAAGCTACAATGTTTAAACCAGGTAACAGACCACATAACTGGAAACCTGACGGAACAATAGTAGAGAGAAAAGATGCTGATCAAAGTGGTAGAGTATATCTGTACTACAAGATAAGAGATAGCAAGTGGATTCTTTACCACAATAAAATATGGATTGATGCTAATGGACCAATTCCTGACAAGCACATAATTATTTTTAAGGATGGTAACACCAGGAACTGTCAACTTGAAAACTTACAATGCATAAGTATGAAGGACAATGTCTTAAGAAACAGCATCCAAAGATTCCCTCAAGACATACAACAAGTAATTAAATTAACAAGTAAATTAAATAAGAAAATAAATGGCAAGAAACAAAATCAGTGATCTACGTGACCACATGTTTGCAGCACTAGAAAGACTTAATGATGAGTCTTTAAGTAATGAACAGATAAAAGAAGAGGTAGATAAAGCAAAAGCTATCAGCTCCATTGGATCAGTTATAATCAACTCAGCTAAGTTAGAGGTAGACTTTATTAAGGCTACTGGAAGGATAGACTCAGACTCTGACATCTTTAAGAATATTGACCAAAAGAAACTATCATGATAGAAAAAATCAAATACATGATTGAGCTACGAAATCTGACAAGTAGTAGCAGGCAAAGAGACCTGGTGTACAAAAGAGACTATATCTTCTCTGAGCTGTTTAAGTTAAATTTTAACCTATGCGAAATAGGTAGAATGTTGAACAAGCACCATGCAAGTGTAATAAATGGACTTAAGATTAACAAGCAATTTCAAAATTGTGACAAGATTTATGATGACATTATTGCACCAATCAAAGACTATCTTTATCCTGGTGATGCACCAGTTGAGCTACCTAAGTACTCTATCTTTGAGGATGTTATCAATTGCAACAACACCACAGATTTAAGGATAATTAAGGAGAGAATAGCTAATGACCAGTACTTAGAGCGTGACAAGTGACAACTCTTCTTATGGGGGGTAGCTAGCTTTTTTAAAAAAACAAGGGGGACACCCCCAAAAAAAGTTGTCTAGTTGTCACGCTTTTGCTGTAACTCAATACCACTATAGCTTATAGGCGTGACAAGGAATTTTGAAGTTGTCCCATAGTTGCCACGTTTGTCACGCATTTGGATAATTAAAATTTATTATTACATTTGCAAAGGGGTTTTGGAGGCATCCATTTAAAAAGTTTTCTTGCTACTTTTCCCCTTCTTTTTTTTTAGCAAGAATAAAAGTAAGAATTATGAAAAAAATATCTGTATTCAAGTCATTGTTTAAGTCAAAAGAGACTCCATTCAATCTCAATCCAGCTGAGGTAGTTGCAAGAATAAGGTTAGGAACTCCAGAACTTATTGAAAAAATCAATCTAATTAGGTCAGTAGATAAGAAAGACCCAAGATATTCAGCATCAAAGAAAGAACTAAATGCAATAATGTTCAATGGTACTTTCTCTGAAAGGACTGCTAAAGGATTGATTGAGCACTCAGGACTTTGTGTATTAGACTTTGATGGTTATCCATCTACTGAGGTAATGGTAGCTGAAAGAGAAAGATTGATTAATGATCCCTATGTAGTGATAGTATTCACTTCTCCTGGTGGTAATGGACTAAAAGCTGTCATAAGAATACCTGAGTCAACTGCTGTAGAACATAAGAGAAGGTTTCTTGCTTACTCTGAATACTTTAAATCTGACTATTTTGACTCAAAGAATCAAGATGTTAGTAGAGTATGCTTTGAATCTTATGACCCTGAGGTGTATTTTAATGAGTTTTGTTTGGTGTTTGAAGGAATTACACAAGATAAAGGATTTGAATACATTGAGAAGCCTCCAGTGTGCATACTGCAAGATGAGAATAAGAAGCTAGAACTGATTGAAAAGTTTAAATTTAAGACTTCATTCTCAGATGGTAGTAGAAATTTCTTTATTTTTGAATTAGCATGCTGTCTTTGTGACTATGGTATCAATCAAGATGTGGCTGAGCAGTATCTGTACAATAAATACACTACAAATGAAGACTTTACTCACTCTGAAATGCTATCAGCTATCAAGTCAGCTTATAAAAAGAGCAACTTTAACAGCAAGTACTTTGAGGATAGATTGACTATTGACAGAATTAAGCTAAAAGTTAAGAATGGAGTAGATGATGAGCAAATAAAGAAGGATCACAACATAACTACAGATGTTCTAATTGACATTAAAGAGGATAGTGGTAGTGATGACATCTTTTGGACTGTATCTAAAAAAGAGATAGTAACAATTGAACCTTTAAAATACAGTAATTTTTTAGTAAAAAATGGATTTAACAAGTTTTATCCTGAGAATGCTGAGAAACCTACATTTGTAAGAGTCATTGAGAATAAAGTTAGGCTGTCTTCTGTAGATCAAATAAAAGACTTTGTGCTTACCTATCTAATTAAGAAGGGACAAATAAATATTTGGAATCATTGCTCTAGGTCACCTTATTTATTCTCTGAGAATCATCTTAACATGATTGACTCAGTTAGTCTTAAGATGTTGCAGGATGGTCATGACTTCTCATACCTACCATTTCTTAATGGTGTTGTTAAAGTTACTAAGGATGAGTCTAAGATGTTAAGCTACATTGATGTTGATGGCTATATTTGGGAGAATCAAATAATAAATAGAGAATTTCACCTAGTCAATGACTTTGCTAATGACTTCTTAGACTTAGTGCAAAAAGTATCTAATAATGAGACTAAGAGAATAGCTGCACTACAATCAACACTAGGTTATTTAATTCATGGCTATAAGGATAGAACAAATCAAAAGGCAATTATCTTTAATGACCAAGAAATTGATGAGAATCCCAATGGAGGTAGTGGTAAGTCTTTAATGTTGACAGCTCTTAATCACATTAGAAAGACAGTCAAAATAGATGGTAAGCTCTACAATCCTACTAAGTCAGATTTTTTATATCAAAGAGTCAACTTAGATACTCAGATTCTTGCATTTGATGATGTAGTTAAAAATTTTAATTTTGAGCAATTATTTATGATAGTATCTGAAGGAATAACTGTCAATCGCAAAAATAAAGATGAGGTGTTTATTCCATTCGAGAGATCACCTAAGATAGTCATAACTACTAACTATGTTATTCAGGGTGCTGGAGGCAGTCATGATCGTAGAAGACATGAAATTGAGTTCTTTCAGTATTTTAACTCTACAAATTCTCCTCTTAAGCATTATGGCAAGCTATTGTTTGACCAATGGAGCACAGATGACTGGCTAAGATTTGACAATTACATGATTAAAAATTTACAGCTATACTTAAGAGAAGGATTGACTAAGTCAATAGGAATCAATGCCGATGCAAAAAGGTTTATTCAAGCTACTAGCAAGGACTTCTATGACTTCATTAGTGAGAATGAACTTGTTAAAGATGTCATGTACTATAACAGCGAATTATTAAGCTCATTTGAGGTAGATTATAATTATAAAGACATGACTCCTCAACGTTTCTCTAAATGGCTACTTGAGTATGCTAAGCATAAAGGCTATAAAATAACAAAAGATAAAAATCACAAAGGCAGATACATAATTTTTTCAGAACTATGATAATAAATTACAATCAACAAGAACAATGGAGGTCTGAGAGACTTCAAAATGTTAAAAACAAAATAGTAAGCTATTGCTTTGATGAAGAAATCTTTAGCATAACTGACCATAAAGGTACACTAGAGGTAGAATGGATGACTCCCAATCCACATAAAGGATTTATAAATTTACTTAAAGAATTTTGGGAGCTTGAAAATGAGCACTTAGTTGAAAACTACTACAAATCGAAAGCAATATGACCAAAGAAAACAAAGCTAAACTCAAAGCATTAGAGCTTGAGATGATGATGGCTAAGTCCTCAATGAATCCAAAGTACTTAGCACTAACAGAATGGTCTGATAACTCAGCTAACAGCCTGACTAAGTCAATAATATTCTACATCAATGCTACTGGCAATCAAGCTGAGAGGATAGGTAATCAAGGCCAGTATAGAGAAGGTAACAAGATACAAGTAGGAACTGGTGAGATAGCTTACACTAAGCAGTTACCTGGTAAGTGGACACCAGGACAAGGAACTAAGGGCACAGCTGACATCTCAGCTACTATCAATGGCAAGTCAGTCAAAATAGAAGTAAAGTATGGTAAAGATAAACAGTCAGATGCACAGAAACAATATCAAGAAAAAATAGAGAGTGCAAAAGGGATCTACTACATTGCTAGAGACTTTGACACATTTGTTGAATGGTATAATACTTTGATATGCTGAAAATAGGAGATAAAATAAAAGACACAGAAGATGGTGACTGCTACTTTGTAGGTGACGTAGTGAAGCTCAATACATTTGGTGGAGTTGAATACTACAAAGTAACTCAAGTCATTTGGAATGGTGAAGACTATACAGATGATGATTACATTGGTCAGATAATTGAGCCTAAATGGTGGTACATTCAATTATTTTTATTCTAAATAGTTGCACAACTAAATAAAATTATTACATTTGTAAACAATTAAATATATATACATGCAAACAGAACCAAACAAAGTGCCATTGTGGACTAAGATTCACAAGGCAAAAATGAGCATTGGTAAGGTTGTTAAGAACAGCACCAATCCTCACTTTAAAAAGAGCTATGCTGATATTAACGCATTGCTAGAAACAGTTGAGCCAATCCTTCACGAGAATGGACTGCTCCTATTACAACCTATCCATGATAAGATTCTGACTACTCAGATAATTGACATTGAGTCAGGTGAAATGATTGAAAGCTGGTTAACACTACCTGACAACATTGATCCACAAAAAATGATTAGTGCAACGACCTACTATCGTAGAGCAACTTTACAATCACTTTTGAGCCTTCAAGCTGTAGATGATGATGGTAACTCAGTCGCATCAGCAACTAAGCCAACGCTAACAGATGACAGATTCAAGGAAGCTCTTAAATCTATTGAGTCAGGAAAGTACACAGCAGAGAAATTAAAATCAGATTTTTTATTAACCAAACAACAATTACAAGCACTATGAAATGGCATCCATCATCACTAGGTAAACTTATGACTGAGTCACGCACAAAGTCAGAAGTATTAAGTCAGACTACTAAGTCTTATATCGCATCTAAGGCAAAAGAAGATTTCTATGGCTACAATTCATTTGTATCTACCAAAGCAATGCAGAAAGGCACTGACTGGGAGCACGAGTCTATAGAGTTAGTTAATCAGATTAGAGACTCATTCTACATTAAGAATGAAGAAACTTTTCAGAATGACTGCCTAATTGGTACACCTGAT